CCGTTAGAGTTACAAGTCCTACACTTCCTGTGTCCCGCCGGAGAATGGGAACCACTTTGTCCCCGCCTCCAATATCTCCAATAACCAAATACACATTCGTTGCATCCGCTGACACCATGATGCCCTGCCCACCATCGTTTGAAATGGCGCAGGCACTTAGGTCCATCTCCTCGTTTTGAAAGTAGCCGAATATATCCTTTCTCCAAACGAAATATGCTTTGACCAATCTTGGAACAGCCCCTAGACCATGAGCTTTGGTAACTAGGACTCCGGAGTTGACCCTTTCACTAGGACTCAATGAGTAAAGGTTATGTTCTTCAAAGGAGGGATCAATGACCTTTCCTCCTGCCGTCACTCCATCATGGACGACAACCCTTTTCTTGTCGGTATCAACAGTGACTTCTGCTTCGACTCCAGTGAAAGTGGAGTGTTCAGCTGTGGTCCCACGCCGTAGCTGTCTAGTCGTGCCCATTAGGTAGTCTTTCCTCTAGGATCAATCCAACCTAGAGTCCGTATCTTGAGGCCAACGCCAGTCGCCGTGGCACGAACCCTTATCTGTTGGGAAGTATCCGTAAGCACTTCAAAGTTCGCTGCCATCGGATCGCTCGTGGAATGCACGGTGTACCTGCCAGTAGCAACATCAGGCGCTTCGTTAGTTATGTCTATGGGAGAAACATAAACAGCCCCAGCAGAACCATCAGCTAGAACATTCAGGCGAGCCAAGACTTGCAATCCAGGAGGGACTGACGGTAGGGTTACAAAGACAGAAGTGGTTGTTCCCAGCGAAGCAACAGAATAATCCAAAGGTGGAGACTTCCATAGGAATAAGTCTCCATGCTGGAAGAAATCAGTGATGTTTGAGGATCCATCTGTTTTTATAGATCCAATCCTACGGTAATGGGAATAACCAGATGGACGGTCTGATGCATTAAGGGAAGTAGAAAACCCAGCTCTTATCTTCCCATCGGTATCGTTTTGAATAAGGAAGACATGATACCAAGTATTTGGAGAAACGGACCCTGAGAAAAGACCACCAGCTCCTGAACTATTTATCCTTGCTGTAACAGAGTTATCATCGAAAATCCTCAAATTGGAGTAATCTCTACATTGCCCACTAGCTATGTCCAGTTTCTGGAGGATCGTTGTATTCCGTGACATAATAAAACCGTCAATGGAATTTTTGGGAACATCAATGAACTTTCCTCCAACTGTCGTGCCATCATGGATTACCAATTGCTTCAATGAAATGTCGTATGTGAGCTCCCCTTCGGCTCCCGTAAAAGCCAACATATCCTGTGTTGTTCCCCGCCGAAGCTGCCACTGCTTAGCCATTAGACCGCTCCATAATCAATAATCGTCTGCGGCTGGACGGTCACAGTATTGTAATCTCTTGAGTCCGCTACAGTATCTGTAATGAGGCCCCAATCTTCTGCAGCAATGGGAGTAAGGGGATCCTTCACATTGCCCAGATCCTCAATGATGAAGGAAGGTCCAGCAGTAAAACCAGCTACAGAGGCCCAAGTTGAAGTAATTCCTCCCGGATTCTTCACCGACCTTATCCGAACATCGTAGGTATTGCCCGTATCAAAGGGACCGATGAAGGTGAAGGTCTTTCTGCCATCCACGAAGAAGGAAGGCTCATAGTTATTGTCGGCGCTCTTTTTCCATTGGATCTCAAATTTCCCAGCCTCAGTAACCAAATGATCATTTGGAGGCGTCCAGGAAACACGGAGCATGACCTGCGTAGCCCCTGTCCCTCCAATTATGAGTTGGGTCGAGATTGCAACCCCAGTAGGAGGATCTGGAGGATCAAAGGCCCTAGGCAGACCAGTATTAGGAGCCAGAGTTGGAACTGTCTGATCAGTGTCAGCATTAAATGAGTATATAGATGCGGCAGTCTCCTTCAGAAGGAGATCTACTCCACCATCTTCAGTAAGCTTCCAACCTAATACTTCAAATTCTTTATCAGTCCATTGCAGTCTCTCATTAGAGACCTTTATCACATCCATAATAGCTATTTGCAAAGCTGTCAACTTTGCTGGGTATTCTACGACCAATCCTTCTCTGTCCCGTATGTTTATGAGCTTAGCTATACGCTGAGCCCTCCAAGTATCAGTTATGAATGGAAATTCTACATCCTTGAAAATCTTCTCATTCTTGTCGTTTTGCAAGAACACGGAATTTATGATTGGAGGGAAGTCTGTAGGAAGGAACCCGTTATCCCTATCAGCGAATGTTCCTCTGACCCCATTATGGATATCGCTCTTGCCAGGTCTCGGTCTTATGACCATCTTATCCCTGAGGTCATCTTCATTCAGTGAAATAGTAGCGGGACCATAATAAGCTCCTGCAAATGCGGCATACTTTCCTTGCATGTATGTTAGTGCTCCAGCAGTTGGAACTATTAAGTCAGTAGCTATGTCAATTGGACGATCTTCTAAAGAAATGACTCCATTTGTAGTGTACCTAGGCTGAGACTTTCTAGTAAGAGTATGAGTACCAGTACCAGCATCAATAACATCTACAGCTATCCCGGCTCTGGCATTCGCTATAGAGGTAGCCAGCTTGAAAGTGAAAGGCGATGTCTTAGCGCTTTCTATTATTGCGTAATATCTGGTTCCAGTAGATAGCCCAGCAGGTAGAGTACCAGTAGTCGTAAGCTCTACCCCATCGAATGGATGGAGAGGCTCAGGCTTTGCGCCAGAAGCTACGGTTTGAGTAAATACGTCAGTCGCTGGATCAACAGTAAAATCAAACGTCTTGATCGTGGAGGGAAGATTCACTTCCTCATCACAAATATTAGCAGCAGTAATGAATGAAGTATCATTTATTTCATCTATTGGATCAGCGAGAAGACCGAAGCTTGAAACGAGATAGTCCCTAAGACATAATGCAGCATTGTCTGTCCACTTCATCTTTAGAAGTGAGCCGCCAGTACCTCCAACTGTCACGTTCACATCTATAGTGAATGTAGTCGTAGTCGGAACTGATATGACCTGATATTCCCCTTTTATTTCTGGGGTAGACCCAGTATGTCCAGATATGAATACTCTATCCCCAGCAGACAGCCCGTGCGTAGAAGCAGTCGTTATTACAGTCTGAGTAGCTACGGAAGAGGAAGTTATAGATATAGAAGTATCTCTCGGGTCTGCAATAAGCCTACCCTTCACCATAGCCTTGACATTTGGAATCCCGGTAGGATATATATCTCTATTGAACTTGAGTCTTAGATAGAGATACGCTATCCCACGAAGTCTATGCTCTGTAGTCCAAGAAGAAACTTCAGAAACCAAATCTGGATCTGCTGTTTGATCATCATGTCCGAGATACTTCTTTATCCTAAGATGAGCATTGAATCTACCAGAGCCTACATTCCCATTAGCATCCATATCTGAATCATCTATAGGCTCATCATTCAAAAACACAGTCCCAATAGACTGTACCTGATGGCCTGCCAACACAACGACCATATGCAAAAATTCTTTGGAAGATCCAGTAACTTCAGCAAACACAAGTACGCCAGAGACTGGACGCTCCCCATAGATGACTTTTCTAGGCTCTGAGGATCCCCGTATAAGCTGGGTTATGCCTTTGTCAACAGGGGGCCTGAGTTCTGGTCTTTTCGGCTTAGGAGCTAATGCCTGACTTAGAAACTGTAATCCAGTAGTAGCGACGCCTACGATGATAGCGGAGCCTAACAGCCCTATAGTCTCTGAGATAACGAACCCAGAAGTATAGGCCCCAATCCCTGCTGCTACTCCTGCTATTACTGGAGGCACGTCCTAGACCCTCCATGCCTGTAAGCAATTATTTCTATCGCTCATTACAAGACCAGATGGAGACTTGAACATAGCTCCGATACCTACGATTATCCCTAAAGCTGTACCTAGAGATGTCGGTATTGACACAACATCTCCTCTCTGGGCATAAGAAACCTGAATTGGAGGTCCTAAATTCTTCGTTGCGAGTTCCTCTAAAGAAGAAACCTTCCCAATCCTTTTCAATACTCTATATGCTCCTCTCTGTGTAGTATATCTTCCTCTGAAGTCTTTTGCCAAGTCTTCTCCAGTCAAAGCCAGTATGCAGTCGCATACAAACAACGCGCAATCACTCTCTCCCCATGCAAACGGCCTGTTCTGCTCTCTCTTCATAAATTCTGCCAGCCTATCAGGCCAATCGTCGAATCTCTTCATCTCTCCCCGCCCTGACCGCCAGTAAACGTCCTTCCTCCAGATGGAGCACCCTGTCCAGTAGCTACAGGTCCCCCAGAAGTCTGCCCTCCAGCAGTCGTGCCTCCCCAAACAATCTCCTTTTCAGTGGTGGGAGATACAAATTGCAACCCAAGATCCCCTGGGAATAATTCCTGCTGATCAGCGTCCGTATATCTTCTAATCCTAGGTCTATCCCAATCAATCAGTCTTGACTCTGCTGTAACTACTACGGTAGCCTCATCCCCCATCTGGATATTCATAGTATCCATACGTCCACGGAACAACAGCAGAGGGGATGTGACAAGCTGATAGTTAGAATCAAAGAATCCTAACCATACTTGTGCCTTTCTGTTCTGCAATTCTTCTTGTAATGCTATAGACAATGTATTTGAGGGAATACCAGAAAGTTCAAGAGTTATTCCAAAAGCTCTCTGATCTATCCCCTCCTCAATAAGAGAGATCTTTCCTAAGTCTCCGACTCCAGTATATATCTCGGAATTGAAGATGATGTCTCCCCTTCCATTCCATACTCTAACATCACCTCCATCAAACTCTAATTTGACCAGAATAAAAGGTCTTGCACCTTCCCTCTTCTTAGACTCAGTAATTACAGATGAAGTTATATCTCTAGCCACAACTAGAATGCCTCAATAGCGGAAAATGTGAATGACTGAACGAGCTCTTCAGGCCCAATTTCCCATAGAACTTGATTGTCGTCCACGAGCCTCATCTCACATGAAGCATTTATGAAAGTGATTGTTCCACCATCAGCAGGACTGCTTCGTATCTGTGGAGCTATGCTTATAGTCGCATTTCCGAATGCGTCACTATCAACTTGAGCAGTGACTATATGCAATTCATTAGTAAGAGGAGACCCAGATTGGAAGCTTATATAGTCTCCTGGAAGAAGCAGTCCAGTCCCATTGGCTCTCCATCCTCTAGTGGAAAGAGAAGTGCCGGTCTGATTAGCCCCATTTACGACTGGAGTATCAGAAGAAGTTGAAGCGACACCCTTTGGTGTTCCCCTAAGGATGTCATACGCAAAGAATCTGCCAGAGGCTCCAGAAAGCTGAATAAGAAACGTTCTCCACTTGTCAAATGAGTCTTTAGACTTGATCGGTAGAGTGTACGTGGCTATCCATAGAGCTCCTGGGAGCTCCAAGGTCTGAGTAACTCCATTCAAAGGACTCTTGAAGACCTGAGTATTGGTCTTAAGCCCAAACGTGTAAGAAGAAAACTCTGTAACTGATGGGAGCGTCAGAGTAGCCATTGTTATCTACCAGTAGCTCTTCTTCTAGCTGCCGTTATTCCTCTCGCATCTCTCATATCTATTGCCGCTATGGTCTCGTTCCTTATCCTAGTGGCCTCTCTCCTCAAGAGAGATACGGCTTCCAAACTCGCCCCTCTAAAATCGAACTGCTGATTTATAGTGATCCCTCCTATCTTATCATTCGGAATGATAGTTCCAGCAGTATCTGGGATAAACAGCTCTGGACCCTTCTCGCCAACAATGGAAGGTCTTCCAACAGGGGGTCTGCCGCCCTTAGCGAATGGGAACAGCGGTCCAGTCGAAGCCAAAGAAGCACTCTTGCTTGCCAAACTTGAGGCTAGGGAAGCATGTCTTATAGCACTGCTGGCAGTAGCGCTGGCTGTTCCTCCAATACTTGCTCCGCCTCCTCCAAACAAACCTCCTATGAATCCGAACAGTGTTGAGCCAACACTGGCTATAGTCGGCTTTTTCTTATCTCCAGAGAGACCGAACAGAGCATTCTCTAGAGGATTGAAGATTGACAGCTTTAATATCTGTTCTAGAATATCGTCTATGACTCTCTTTACTATGCTCCTGAATCTTTCAGCGGCATTTCCACCTTCTGTAAATGCCTTGATTATGGAATCCCCAACGTCTTCAAAGGCAGACTGTAAGCTGGAAGTGAACTCTTCTTGCTGACGGAGCTTGAAATTGGCATCAGCTATAGCCTTTTCTAGACCCTTCATAGTGAGGAGGGCTTTCATAGTCTCTAGTCTGAAGCCTCTTATCCCAGAAGCAGTCCCCTCCCTTGAACTGGCAAACTTCTTGAATGCCCTCTCTAACTTATCCTTCACATCTCCAAATTTGTCTAAGAATTCTGCCTCTTCTCTATTTCCTTGAAGCTTAAGCTTCAAGATGTTCAGTTCTCTTGCTCTTTGATTAATCTGATCTTTGACGATATCTTGTGCAGCAGACTGTCCTCTTCTGAAGTTTAGGAACCTCTGTCTGGCAGCCTCCTGTCTCCTAGCGAACTCTCTGGCCAGCGGGCGAAGCCTCTTCCCCTCTTCCTTCAAGAGCTCATCGCTGGCTATGCTGTTCAAGGCAGCCCTAGTCTGGTTGGCCCTATCGATCAAAGAAGCCAATTTGTTTTCCATAGCAGAAATGAATTCGTCGAAATTCCCTACATTCTCAACCTCAAACGCGTTCTGCAGATTCGTAGAGGCTTGCAGTATAGATCTCTGCAAAACAGCTAGGTCGTGATTTATATCCTTTATCTTCTGCTGGATCTTTATGTTCTTTCCAGAGAGTGCTCCAGAAAAACTAATCTGCGACTGTAGCTCTCTCTTCTCTTTAAGAAGTTCTCTTACATCCCTTCTGAACTGCTCAAGATTCCTCTGCTGATTCTTTGCAGCCTCAATAGCTCTGTTGGTGAATTCTATATCAGACTCAAGAGAGGATAGAGTACTCCTGAGCTGCTCAGCAGTAACCTTTACAGGCTTAAATCCTATAAACTCTTCCGCTTTACCAGCCTTTTCGATCAAGAAATTAATGAATTCTTTAAGCTTTTCGGCTATTCCAAATCTCCTTTCTATAACATCGAACAGCTCTACCATCTTCGCCTTCAAGCTATTGAAGGCAGATTCTAGCGTGTTAGTCGCCTGAGGAACGTCTTTTCCGAAAGCTTCCCTTAAGACCCTTGAGAATTCAGGGATAAACTGCTCAGGGAATATCTTTCCTGCATTCAGTAGTCTATTGAACTCTTCCGTAGTAACTCCAATCGCTTTCGCAGCAAGCCGCATAGTGCCAGGCAGACGCTCACCGATTTGGCCTCTAAGCTCTTCCGCAGTGACCCTACCCTTCGAAATCATCTGGACTAGGGCCGTCATAATGCCGGTAAGGTCTTCCTGAGAAAGACCAAGCACTCTGGCTGCTTGAGCCATCGCTAAGAATATGTCTTTAGTAGCCTGACCCTGTAGGACAGTCCCTCTAGTGGCAGCCTTAAGCTTCGCAAACTGACCAGCAGTCTTGCTTACGTCTATGCCTAGCCTTATGGACTGCTTGATTAGGAATTTGACATCCTGTTCGACTTCAGAAGCATCATCAGATACCGCCCTCAAAGTCGCTCTAAGTCTCTGCATGGAGACGGCTGTCTTTACTGTGCCAACCCCTAATGCTACGGCTCCTGTAGTCAGTCCAGCCAGTGTAGCGGCGATGGTAGCCATAATAGGCCCAACACGACCAGAAATGGCTGAAAAGGCCGCTATACGAGCGCCTACGCCAGAGAGAGGACCTAAGGCGAATATGGCAGACGATCCCAGGTTTCTTAGGAAAGTACCTTGCTGTTTCGCTTCCTTATTGTATCTCTTAGTTCTTATCCTGAGCTTACTTGTCAATCTACCCAGCAAAGTCTGGGTTCTTATAGCTCTAAGCATCTCCTGTCTATTTCTATCAAGAACTGCATTGTTCTTGACCAATACATTAGAGAAGTCAGCCGTCTTCAATCTGCCTTGGTTCATAGCATTAGCAAGGCGATTGAAGGCAGCAGTGTTTTCTCTTACAAGTCTGTTTGCTTTTTCTTGGTCTTTTACATTCTCTATGATCTCTGTATTCAGTCTATTCAATTTAGCCAGCATCTGATCCACTGCTTTGCGCTGTCTGCGCATAGCATCAGCGGAGTTTTTCGAAGACGCAGCTACCTTTTTGAAGGACCTAGAAGACTGACTAGCCTGTCTCTTTACAACAGACTCAAGTCTTTTGACGCTACGTTCGAAAGACTTTAGAGTTTTAGCAGCAGACTTTAGCGCCTCTGTATTGGCAGCGACTGCAAATTCTACGCTGCCAAGATTTGTTGTCATCTAGTATCACCTTCTATAAGACCTGCTAGTCCTTGACTGAGCCTTCTCGTATGCTTTTCTTTCCTCGTCAGCCCTTATCTTTATCAACGCAAGCCACTCAGCGAATTCCCTAGGTGACAACTGCTCTACTTCATACGCAAACTTACCTAGCAGCCTACCGACTTCCAATATAGCTCTACGGCCATAGCTGCTAGGCTTCCTCAGTTTTTTTCGGCTTCCTCTACATTAATCTCCATAAGCTCAGTCAAGGCATTATTGAATTCCGTAAACCACTGTCCTACGGGCCAAGAAAGGATAGAATCCTTGTCTTCGGGATCAAAGACTTTCGTATCAGTCCCAGGAACATAGCAGTGCTCTATCAGCATATCTACGACCTGCTTAGGATCGTCTGCCATATTCATCCTATCCACTATCTGGCCAATGCTTGGCTGACGAACCTCTACTTCCTGGTCAAATATCTTTATAGTCCTAGTCTCAAACTTCTTTGCACTGAAGATTCTGCTTCTAACAGAGTCTCTTACATCGTTAGCCATGTTCTATGTCTCCTAGAGATCACTCCATGAAAAGTCTTTACCAGCCCCATCCCCATCCAATTGGAAGGACAGCTGAACAGACTCAAGAGAAGATATGTCTCCACTCCTGTTTTCGTTTTCTACAACAAAGAATCCTCTTGCGTTAGGTCCGGTCCCGCCAGGCTGTATATCCAATACGAATGACGTCCTGTTATTGATGTGATTAAAGAACTGCAAATCTGTAGGATCCCATCTGGTTACAGAAACGCTCACATCTATAAGCCCAGGCTGCTTGGACCTGAATCCACCGCCATTGAATTCAGTGTTGTCCAGTATGTCAGCAGTCTGATTGAGCTCATATGAATGAGCTCCCGCTATTGCAGTAGCTGGCAAATAGCTCCCAGTGACTGTTATAGGAGGAGTCTGCGCAACAGTGAATGTGACCTTACCGAATAGATAGTCTATGCTTTTGATTTCGCTGGATGGGATCGCTATTCTACCGCCAGCGCCATCGTCTTCGTAGAATGTGAAAGACGCAGATCGGTCTAATATGCGCTTCGTAGTATCAGTGATCTGGAAGACCGTATTGGCAGTGACGACAGACATAGGCTCTGCCGTCATGGCAGTAGAAGTCCCAGTGACCTTTAGTATGGTCTTAAATCCAAGAGAGGACATGATATAGAACCCTCCAGAGGATTCTTACATTGTCGACAGCGTGCCGCTTCCCTGAAGAGTTATAGAGATAGTCTCCAGACCACCAACATCACCGCTAAAGTTCATAGACTCTACATAAGCAGTTCCAGTAAAGCCTTTGGTCCCATTGGGAAGATAGTTAACGGTAAAGCTGGTCCTGTTGATCCAAGCCTTGCGGAGCTCTACGATTTCAGTAGACGCAACGTCATAATTGACCGTAGCGCTTATGCTCCAATCTCTGATACCGACGACCTTGCTGCGGAATCCAGCCGAAGGCACAGTAGTATCATCCAGAATATCACCGCCTAAAGAAAGCGATGGATCAGTGGCAGGTATATCACTAGCAACAATGGCTGTTGCAGTCTTCATCTGCAATTTCTTTTGAAAACCGACCTGAGACATAGACTTCTCCTAATACTAGAGATAGATCACACTCCTGACTAAATATACATTCAAATCAAGTCAGGAGCAATGGAATGGACTACGCAATAGTAGTACGATGCGTGCCTGTAGTCGGTTCTCTTATTATTTGCCAGTTTGTAGTGAATATAGGACGCTCAGAATCATCATAAGCTATGAAGTTGATATCCCCTATCTGTGTAATGCCTACATACAGCGTCCCATTGACAGTAGTCTGACCTACTCCAAGGAGAGCATCTTTTACTGACTGAGCCTTCACAAAAGCATTTTTGTAGTCTTGTCTAGCGCCCCGTATACGTACTTGAACAGTCGGGAAGTCTAATAGAAACTTTGGAGAGGGAGGATCTCCCCCAGTATCATAGATAGTCACTACCGTATCTGGAGTCTCTGGTTCTCTAGATATGTATATTCCCCAACCAGATGTTCCAGCGAATGTTCCTATGCCAGCACCTACCAGTATGTCCTTAATATCTTCTGATGGAGGATTAGCCATTAGAACTTCTCAATGTCCTTAAACCTAGTCTTTGGAGCAGCCTTTTTACCCTTACGAGCTAGAATCTTGTATCTCTTCTTAACTAATTGAGAGATCTCTCCCTTAGCAGCTTGAATTCCTCTCAAAAGATAGGGCGTGTTAAGCTCATGAACTGCCGCAGCATAGTCCACGAATACAGGAGTTCCTGGATCCTTCTCAGTAGTTCTTGACTGTCCTCCATATGTCACATGCCCAGTAACACGCAATCCTCTTCCAGTATCAATAGTAGTGACAGAAACCTTTCCACTGAACCTAAGAGCACCAGTATCTACTGGCACGAATTCCCTAGATTTCTGCAATACCAAGGAAGCAGCCTCCTGAACTACATCAATAGTCTCCTGATCAACTTCCTTGGTAAAGACATCAAACGCTTGACGTATTCGGAACATATCCCTTACGGGATCTCTATTTCTTCTCCGTACTGCCACTCTTACCTACCAGACAAGATATGAAGGTCCACAAGAATACTACCAAAGTTCCAAAGACAAAATAGAACCATATGAGTATAATATATATCTTCGCTGAAGCTCCAACTACTGGGTTATTAGTCTTATTATTGACTATTTCATCTATGAAATCCTTCTCTACTAGGTAGAACAATACTCCCAATAGAAGATAGATAGTTATAGAAGTCGCAATAATTTCCATCTTCCTTTCCCTAAAGAACTATCTTATATAAGAATGTACTTGCATACAAATTAGGAGTTGAAGTTACATCTCTTATCTCATAGGCATTGTTTACAGTAGTAGGATCAGTAGCAGTAGACTCGCCGAGGAATAGATATCCTCCCTGCTTCACAGAAATATCTGAATATACGATCGATCTTGACCTTACTTCATTTCCGTCAGCATCTATGAACAATTCGGCTCTATCTTCCCACCGGACTCTTATAGTAACTGGAGCAGAGAAAGTCCTCCCTCCAAATCCAGATACTGCGCCTGGAGCCCAATAAGTAGCCTTTTGGTATAGATGATTAAATATCATCTAAGATCTTCAGAATCCTATGATTGAAATTGTCGACTTTGTTCTTAGACTCCCTAAGCATAAAAGCCATCCTAGACATGGAAGAAGGACTCATACAATCCAGTATGGCATCAGAGAGATCATTCACAAAATCTGGGTCATCATAGTCGACTATTCTGCCCCCGATGTCGTCACAGAAGAATTTGTTCTTCAGGTGGCCGCCTATAGATACGAATGGAGTATTAGTAGCGTATGAAAGTATAGCAGAATGTCCTCTAACTCCTACACAACAGTTTAGCCTAGAATACAGACTAACAAAGATAGAAGTAGTATGCAGAGTTTCTGGATACAGACATCTTATCATATTCTCTGTATCATACGCGCTATCTTGAAATATCTCTAAGAACAGCTTCCTGTAATAGGAGTCGTAGATATAGACATGAGGAAGGAATACTATCTTTCCACCTCCGTATTCATATAGGACGTTTTTCAAAGCCATACATATGTTACTGAAAATCTTCTCAGGATCCGTATTACCATATCTCTCTTTATACCTATCGCCAGCCCAATTGAACCCGATACAAAGATCAGAGAGGGAAATCCCATCAAAGTCGTACACTATATGAGGACACATGATAGCGGGATCTGGCACAACTTCTATATTCTCTATTCCGGCAGATTCTAATAATCTCTTAGTACCAGTGTCTCTAACAGAGAATAGGACAGCCTTTTCTCTAAGAATCTTACAGCTCTCTACTACCCTAGTATTGCTCAGTATCTCATCCTCATTTGGAAAACTATTATATCCAATACTATATACGACTATGGGCACATTTATATGTTTCAAAAGATTTGGATTTATATTCAATTGCCATCCAGACTCCGTATCAAACCCGTCACCTCTCATCAACATACCGCCGCCACCGATTATGAGCATATCTCCCAACAGATTTATGTTGTCTATTACATCAAGATCGATCGGCTTATTCATCTTTAGATCTATTGGTATGAATTCTATAGGTCTTCTAGCCAAGAAGCTAATCCTATCTTGGATTCCTAGTTGTATAGCTAAATCTCCGTAGTTCCTCCCACATCCAACTATGTGAAAAATCCTACGAACTTCCATAGCTAATCTCCAATAAGACCAGCCGAGCAATATGCCTCAGCTATAGCCAAATCTTCCTTTGAGTTTATGTCTATAGAATGGACCTTGTCCATGACATATCCTACAGCCGAAGCAACATGAAATGTCCTATAGGTTAGGATAACATCGGTAAGAGCTGTGAATATAGCCCCATTAGTCTCATATGAGGCTCTGCATTCATTGCGCTGAACATTTGGAAACATTCCAAATACCTGGAGCAAGTGCCCACTTTCGGTTATCTCTCTAATACATTCCAGAGGCTTATCTCTTTTACATATTCCTATGACTGAATCATATCCATACTTAACCATATTTATGGAAGCGTCTATATGACTAGACCTCCTAAATGGAGAAGTTGGAAGCAGCATGGAGACTATATCATATGACTCAGTAAGTCTATTGAGTACATCTATGACGACTTCTATAGAATGAGTATGGTCAGAGGACAGCTTTTCATCTCTTTCTATTACATCAGCTCCAACACTGCCTGCAAATCTAAGAATATTGTGGTCCTCTGAACTAACTATCACCTTATCCAAAGAGCTCTTTATTGCCTGCTCCACAGTCCAATGAAGCAGTCTCTTTCCACAAAGAACCGCCATATTCTTTCTAGGCAGTTCTTTGCTATTTCCCCTAGCTGGGATTATGCCTATAGATTTCACAAGGAAATGCCTTCAGAAACGAGACACTTCGCGTGCTCCATATTATAGGACAGCACCTGGTCGTATTTACATATTCGCAGGATCTTTTCTAAGCTCTTATTTGTGTGGATTATGTATCTATCAGCAGTTATAAGCTCCTCTTCCAAGAAATCCTTTGATGAAAATTCTACCGCTGCGACTCTGCCTCCTATCTTCAATTTGTATAGTATAGACTTCAACATATGCATTGGATCTGGATTCCTACCTACTGAATCTATAACAAAAGCTTGGTCATATCTACTGTAGTCTACAATGTCTACATCTGTTGGAAGAACATGCTCAACCCTGTTATTATCAGTTAGGAACTTATCATAGTTTAGGTTTGGACCTACAATCAGAATGATTCCATTCAAGAATCTTCTATCTACCCAATTCACAAAGTTGTCAAGCTTCCTCTGCATATGAACTGCGCAGCCATTGACTTCTCCAGTACAATCATAGGCAGAAGAGTACACATGATCCAAGAACAAGACCCCTGTAGAAGAATCTTGTCTCAAATTGATCTCAGAATCAGAGACAGATTCAGATAGAGTATAGAGAATCTCTGAATCAGATGTCTCAGGTATAATCTCAAGATCTTTCAAAAGTCTCTCAGCTGGACCGTGTGTTGTCATTTTCGCCTCAACTTCTGAAGGTATGGAACCTCTTCCTTAAGAATCCTCTTGTTTCCATAGCCCAGACACAGCTGAGCTGAATCTACGCTGGATATAAATTCTTTGAACTGATTTAGCGGTAAGGAAAACTTGTTATCTGATCCCCAATCAGACTGGTCAACCGTGACATGCTTTTCTATAAACTCAGCGCCTAATGCTATAGCTGCTACTGTTGGAACGATCCCGATATCATGAGAGCTATATCCTATAGGAATCGTAGGAAATTTATCTCTTAGGGAAGCAATGTAAGAGATATTACAGAGATAATTGGGACATGGATACACAGAGACACAATGCATTATGCAGGCTATTTGACCGCCAGCATTTGTTATTGTATCAATAGCAGAGTCTATTATCTCCTCTGTGCACATCCCAGTTGAAATCACAAGTGGAATATGCGTCTTGGCGCAATGAACTAACAGCTCAGTATCTGTAATACATGGAGAGGCGATCTTAAGATATGGAATATAGTATTCGCTAAGAAAGTCTACGCTTTCTATATCCCAAGGAGAAGCGAACCAATCAATATCATATTCTTTGCATATAGCATCTATCCTATCATATTCTCTCTTCCCAAACTCAAGCCCAAATTTCAAGTCTCCATTCGTTGAACCAAATGGAGACTGACGAGGCATATTTAATTCTTGTGGAGTATAGACCTTTTCTACTGTTCTTTTCTGGAACTTTACTGCGTCAAATCCTGCTTTAGCTGCCTCCTTTATTAGTAATTCTGCTCTATCTATACTTCCATTGTGATTTATTCCAATCTCAGCAACAACATAAACGCCTCCAGGCAATGTACATCTCCCTATCTAAATATATACTCGTTTCCATGGATCGAGAAGCTTTTGCACAGTAGGGGGAATTCCAGAACTTCTGCTGAATCTAGTCTCTTCGGCATCACCGATACGAACTGACTGGATGTCTGGATTGGACTTCCTATCTAAGAACCAAGTCTTTGCCAACAAAATACACGCGCGCTGTATATCCCCAGGAAGATTGCTAGAGCCGCTAGGATCCTCCGGTAATACATAACCGGCTACATAGTCTACCTGCCAATCACGACGACCCTCAGACGACGGCCATGCCGTTATAAACGACTCTGTAAAGCTGGTATCCGTCCAGCCAGATTTCCTAAACAATATGCCAGCTTCAGCATCATCTATTGAATATGTACTAGAGTCAACTACGATGCCGCTCTTCAGAATCTGAGTAATGGAAACTATAGGCGTCCTAGTCAATACAAGCTTGAATCCTCCACGAGCAGGGAGAGTTTCAGAAATAGTTTCCTTAGCGAACTCTCTTCCAGTATATCTGACTATGTAGTCAGAAGCCTGGGTGATCATATCAAACAAGAGCTTGTCATAGGTAATGTCTCCTATGAGATCAAGCTCTCTCTTGAGATCAGCTAATCTACATAGTCTCTTATTAGCCGCAGGCGAAGTCACTGTGACTGTCATATCAACGCTCTCGTAATTGTCGCATATCCTATAGTCACAGTAGTCTTGTTAGAGGTTGCGTCCTCTACTTCTGCCTCATGGTAATAGACTCCATTCAGATTGGTCGTATCTGACCCAGCAATGATCACATCAACTAACCCACCAGTAGAGTTAGTGATGTTGACTTGGGAAGTTCCAGCCGTACTAGACTTCTGAATAAGCGGCGTGTCATATGGAGACACAGACAGTCTCCATCTGACTTTAGCTCCAGTGAGATCTACCGCATTTCCACTGGAGTCCGTTATCGCTATAGACAATATCTTATCGTCTTTAGCGAATATCTCAAAGTTCTGTTTCTTCTTAGCCATCTCTGGCCAAGCCTATTAGACACCATTGAAAGTATGATTGACGAAAACCTTCAAAGTATCATTGGTAGTCTTAGCGAAAGCCGTGAAATTGAACGCGGCTAAGACGTTGTCTGTTCCAGCAGCAGTCCCCCAGCTAGTGACGCCAGAGGTAGATATGGCAGCTCCTTCGATATCCGTATCTGAGAAGGAGGTTTTAGTGTAGCTGAATCTCCATGTCACAACATCAATGCCTGCATTTGCGGAGTTGTCAGCATCAGTATCATTGGTCGTAGGATACGATGTATCTACGGCTACGCTTCCGCCGGTTATGACAGAAGCCAGATTGTCGGAAGTAGAAGTCTTTGCTGGATGGCCTACGTCCCAAGCAACGGTACTGAGATACAGAGTATTATAAGACACAGAAGGAGTACCTACTGCGCCTTCTGCATAGTACTGATCCCCTGAATCAGTAACCAAGTTCTTAGCTGGGATAAGAAACTTTCCAGACTCATTCCTAAGAACAGCTAAGACATTGTTCTTAAGAGGGACAATGGAGTCTAGACTAGGAACCCACAGAGAGCCCTTAGTCTTATAAACCTTGTTGGAAAACCCATCAACACTAGACCTAATTAACATGGAACTTCCCTTTTCCGTTCTCTATCACAGCGTGGAAATTTTCGCTGACAGGTTCATTGGAATTGCTCCCCATATTTACTTTGACAGAAGCATCCATGAACTGATCAAGTATATCATGAGACTCCTTTTTCATTAAGTCCGCAAAACTGTCATCTCCACACTTCTTAGCTATGACGTAAGAAGAAATTCTAGATTGAAGCCTTTTGATCAATTCTTCCATTACACTTCTCCTGTTAGTGGACCAGATCCAGATACTCCAGTCAATGCCTTGCTGTCTTTCATACCGCTTAGCGACTGCCCTAAAGCCTCAACTCCAGAAAGGGTAGTCTTGCTGATTATAGTCAGTGGTGACTTTAGAATCTTACCAATAGCCTCAGCAGCTTGTACAGTACTACTGACAAACTTAATTATACCCAGAATCTTATTGAGGATATGCTGAATCGATACGGTATCAGATACATACCTGATATAGTCAGAAGCCGTAACAGCAGACTCTTGTATGCTTTGAGATTCAGTAAGTATTCTGCCAATAGACATTACTCTATCGACAACTCTGGAGATACTTAATTGTCCCTGAATATGTCTGAATATAGACAGAACTCTCAAAGAAGTGTGTTGGATGTTTTGAGAGTCAGTATACTCAGCCGTTATTCCCCTAAGATGAGCAAATGTCTCAGAAATGGACAGGCTCTCTGAGAACAGATTGACTATCCCTTTAACAAAAGAAAAGGCTTCGCCTATTTGTTGAGACGTACTAGATATCCTGGCAATATTCTCTACCCGCAGATCATTGTGCTGAATATCCTGAATAGAGCTGCTGATTCTATTGATCGACATAGAAGATAAAACATTATGCTGAACGCTTTCAGTAGATGCATAGAATCTGTTCAAAGAAAGCAAAGAAAGATCAGATCTGGATATTTGTTCTTGAGAAGACTGGAGCCTAGTCAAATACATAGGATTAGAAAATGCTTCTTGGATACTCAATGTATCAGTGATTATCTGGAGCTTCCCAAGGAGCTGAGAGAATGATTCTGCAATACTCTCTGAAGAAGAGTGTATGACTAGACGGCCCAAGACATCTATAGCAGAATAGGATATCTGCTCAGTAGACTGTATGCTTCTATTGAGTGAGAGCGGATTCAGGTACGACTCTGAAAGATTTTGAGTAGAGGAATATGGCCTATTGAGAGACATGGAAGCCATAGATACTTCTGAGTAGTTCTCATTAGCAGTTTGAATTCTGTTGAGAACTAAAGCTGCTAATAGAGACTCCTGAGAATTTATGGTAGTGGTATTTATCTTCAATAAAGAAGATCCACCCGTCGATACATAATGATCCGCTCCGATATCCCACGCTCCGGTCGCAGGGCGCGTATCGCCGTCGATATCGTTGGTAAAGTCCGCGCTGAGGTTCGCGCCTGCGCCTCGGAGTATCGAGCCGGAGGACAGGTGGTAGTCGTCGTTGGCGGCATCGACGAAATCAGATGCCTGGACGTTGGTCGTGAGTGGATTGGAGCCTGGCGGCGTGTTGGTTGCAGCGTCGGAGGCAGCGTTGTTTGTCGAGATGCTCGTATTCTGGTTCGCGTAACTTGTCGTACAGTTATACGCGACGCAGTTTTTTACTCCTGCAACGGAATTTTGTCCATCAAATCCTGTACCACAATTAACAGCCGTGCAGTTAATGGCTATACTTGTGTCAGATGTACTTCCATTCCATGTAACAAAGCCGCGGATGCTCGAATGACCTATAGCAATACAATTGAAGAATTTCGGCCCTCTAAAGCTGTAGAAAACGTCATTTCCTGCTACTGACTTTCCTATACATCTGGAAATTGTATTTACAGTGCCTCCAGAATCAAATTGGAACACCTTCGATACGTTAGAGCTATTAGTAATTCGCGCTTCAATATCAAACACATCTCCATGAGCCCTCATAAGAAGCGCAGGATTATACAGTCCAGCATGAACTAAGAAGAATCCGTTTCCTAATGTACCTTTATTCTCCGCTCCCGAAGCCGCTCGTATGACAACTTTATTAGTCGAAGAAGTCGTCCATCCAGTTACAAGAACATTTCCAGTCAGCCCACTAGGCCAATCGTTGTAGCACTCCGCCACCGCGACAGCACCATAGCCGTCATCGGTCAGGGTTGCGGTCGCGCCGCTGGTAGCTCCGGTTATAGTGTCGTTAGTAGAGAAATATCCGCCGGATAGCGCCGTTATGAAAATCTGTGTTGCGGTAGCGTGCTTTACAGTTCCGCTAACACCGGACCCATTACTAACGGTCTCTCCGTTTGAGAAAGAACCAGAGATATTATTTATGCCATAGACGAGGGAGTCCTTCGCGGTTAGATCGGCCTGTATTGCTGACTCCCACGAGGACAGAGTGGAGAAATCTCCTCCAGTCGATCTTATCGAACAGATAAACTCCTTGATACGGAAGCGATCAGCGCCAATATCCCAAGCGCCAGAGGAGGGACGAGCCTCTCCGTCTATGTCATCTGTGAAATCCGATGAAAGGTTTGTGCCTGCTAGACGAAGAATGGAACCTGGCGATAGATGATAATCATTATTAGCTGTATTGACGAAATCGGAAGACGTAACATCCGTTGTTAAGGAATTAGCTCCCGGCGGCGGCGTAGTAGAAGCATTGCTTGAGGCATTATAGTCCGTCGAAGTAGTCCAACCACCTGAGCTTAGATTTACAAAGTCTCCACCATATGCGACGCAGTTGATTGCAGTACCTTCCACAGCGTTATTGCCGACACTGAAAGACTTAGCGGTACAATTCTTAAATATTGGTCTCCTGGCATAGGTAGAATTGTACCTAAGCGTCCCGATCATAATGCAATTAACAAAGGTATTGTCATTATCATTATAACGAAGTGCCTCCCCTCCTGCGGAATAACCAATACAATTCCTAATCTCCAGAAAATCATTAAATAGATTAAACGCCACAGCCGGAGCTATAGTGGCTGCATTTTCCACAGAAAAATCAATAAGTTTCCCGTAAGGAAGTGGTGAAGAGGGATTTCCGTAGGAAAATGTTGAAGTATATCTGCTTCCCCCTGTCAAGAAAAATCCAGTACCTGGAGTTCCGTTATGTTTTTGTCCAGGTGCTGCTCTGATGATTATGTAGTTCGTGCTGTTAGTCGTCCAGCCGTCAATTGTCGTTACATCATTTAATCCAGTAGGCCAATCTGCATAACCTTCCGCCACCGCAATCGCGCTGTTACCTGCGTCGGTTAGGGTGACGTAGTTGGAGGCATCGACCTGCATCTGCTCACCGGACACAAAATCCGGCGAAGATGCATCTATGACGACAAGGATTTGGGTTGCGGTCGCGTGTTTGACGGTCCCGGTCGCATTGCTAGTCGAGCCTGTCACAGTCGCGCCATCGCCTACCGTCCCGACGATCCCAGAGTGGG